TTCCCCTTGACCTGGTCCCGGAACCCTTCTTTTTTACCGGCGATGCTGAAAGGTTGACACGGGAACCCGGCACACATGATATCAAAATCTGGCATAGAGTCGATGTCGATCGCGTTGATGTCACCGTGTGGCTCGATGCCATAGTTTTCATGGTAGATTCTCCTTACTCTTTCATCGAGGTCGCACGCAAAGACACATTCATAATCCTGATCCAACCTATCGAAGGCTGTATGAAATGCACCTAGACCACAAAATAGATCTGCATAGCGTTTACCGGTCATACTCTTTTTACTGACATATCCTTAAAGTGTATTAAAGTTGATACATGCTTGTAGAGTAAGTATGAGTCTTAACTATTATAAATGTGAGACTGAGAAGGTTTGTAAATCCAAGGGGTGGGACAAGGTAAATGTTGACACTGTGTGGCTACTCCTCACCGAAGAGTTTGGTGAACTCGCGTCTGCGATCCGACAGTATAAGAAGAAATATAAGAAGATGAACCTGAAGAAGGAGCGTGGGACAGATGTCATGATGGAGATGGGCGACGTATTCAGTTACCTGTTCCAGCTCGCACACATGTTAAACGTGGATCTAGATAAGATGTGGTCAGAACATAAACAGAAGATCAAGACAAAAAATTATAATGTAGCATAGTATCAAGATGAGTGTACGAATGCTCGACGATGATGCCTTGATGAACAAGGTTAACCCCTTTGTCACTTCAGGCCCAGGCACTGTTCGTCGCGTTGAAAAATTTTCCAGTTTCAAATACCCCGAAGAACAGGATGCTCAGTTTGCCGTGCGTGAAGAAGGTCCCTTGTATTCTCGGGGTATGTACATGGGTGGACCTAAGAAGGAACCACTGTGTCCAATGTCTAGACCCTTGTATCCTCAGAGGAATATAGACACGGGGTTCACGGGTTATAAGAAGGGTGAAATTTTTGTGGAAAAGGTTAAGGGGAAGAGGGTGTTTCCTAGGTGGATGCTCGCTGTCGCGATCCTCATAGTTCTAGCTCTATTAATCGTAAGACGTTGAAGAAACGCTCGAGTCGGTTGACGTTCGTACAGCGTTCGATGACATCAGGTAAGATTTCTTTGCAAAAGGTACCGACGAACTCCTTTTGCCAAGAGCATCTCTTGTTGACGTACGGAGGATCGAAGGTGGGGTCCAAGATTTTGACCGTGTTCATGAGACGAAGTTGGGTACGAATGTTGCTGAAGGCGTAACTCAGTATGTTTTCGAGCATGATGGTGGCCATCTTCTGTCGTGTTTCCACGTTCTTTTCAATCATGGTATCAATGAACTTTTCGTAACGAACACCCTGTGTTCTGGATACGATCTTGGTCCAGTCACCGATTGGTGCTGCATCCAGGTAGTCCACGAAGGTTTTGTATCCTTCGTCATTGACATATTTAGAATAGAGAACTTCGATATAGGAACGATCTTCTTCTACATCGTGGATGACGTGGGCGGATTTGAGGATGGAAGTCATAAAGTAAAAAGCAATGATTTCTTTAACCTAAGTACACCTTTTTATGTATGGATTGTATACATCATGTATAGTTCAGTTGCAAACACGACATTCTCGTACCTCCTGACACTCGATGAGTTCAGGCGTACGTTTCCTTCCGACAAAATGCCTTCTTGGGTAAAGATCACGACCATCACGATGATTTCTGGCTTTAGCGAAGAAGTAAAGATTGATATCGAGAAGATCAAGTCTTTATTTGCTGATCCCGATGAGTCTATGAAGAAATTCCAATCGGGAGTTCCGTTCAATTGGAGTCTCAAGACGTCTACGACTTTTTACAACCAGGTCACATTGACGTATACGGATACCTACAGTACGAAGTCTATCAAGATTTTTCCCAATGGCAGCATCCAAGTCGCTGGCTGTTCCGATCTTTTTGACTGTCAACGTATCATCAAGAACCTGAACATATTTTTCAAGGATGTGCTCGGTCTTGAAAATGAACTGTCACCCGAAACCTTCAGGGTGGTGATGATCAATTCAAACTTCAGTTTGAACTATAACGTGAATCTTCACCTCACGGCTCAACACTTTGAGATGTGTGATGATCTCTTCGAGGTATCCTTTGAACCCGATCGTTACTCCGCCGTAAAGATTAAGTTCAAACCCGCAGAAGATATGAAACGTATCACGACGAGTATCTTCAGTACAGGGAAGGTTATTATCACCGGTGCCGAGACACTCAAAGAAATTGCATTTGCCTACAATATCATCAATCACCACATCAATGAATGTCAGGACATCAGGGTGTCACCTACCCAGGTGACCGATGTATTTGATGTTTTCATGGGATACAAATGCCAGGACCTGATCCAGGAACTGAAGAAGAAAGATTTTCATTCGTGGACAAAGACAATTGTCAACAACCAAATTAATTTCTAATTTTATACTAAATGTCTCAACGACTTGGTATGGCCGATGGGAGGTGTTTCACCATCAACACTTCCTCGCGACTTTTGAACAATTACATCATGACCAACAACGAAGTCGACTACGTCGACAACTACAAGTACCGCCAACTTCTCCAGAGCAAGGGTCCCGAACTCATCGACATCGTGACCAACCAACAGGTTGTCGCCGAAGATGGCAACTGCCAAAGGTGTGACAAGCCTCTCCTTAAGGTTGCGGGTATATATTAAAAAAAGTTTAGTTGTGTAAACCAGGGAAATGTCGACGTGTTCTATATGTCTAAACCAGGTTAGGATGACCCGAACCAATCCCCCACTTCGATGTGGACATGTGTTTCACTCAGAATGTATAGAGCAGTGGAAAGAACAGGGTAAAAATACATGTCCAGAGTGTCGAAAGGTGTTCGATGTATCCAACTTCAAGGTGACACTGACCGTTGAGAACAATTACAACGCGACATCGAATGTCATATCGATGAATGACGATATGATATTCAACGTGATGGATATCTTTGATATATCCTTTGACGTCGAGGACGTCGTTGACCTAGACGCTCTTCTTTCGGATATTGGATCGAGTCTTGCCGACATTGATCCCCTTGTTCTTGACACAGAATGAGCTACAATACGTATTGTAATTTAAACTGCCATAATTTCGACTCGCTTTTCTAGGATCCTTGATGACCTGCCCCTTCGCATCCTTTAACAAAGGGCCAGTAGCCCAACCTCGCTTATGACTGAAGACATTCACTCGTATCTTCATAATTTTACCCACAACGACTGTCGGTATTTTACGCGTCGACACCTTGAAGAACTTGGCGATGCTAGTCTTCGTGTCTCCATCTTTTGGTCGATATTCCACCAGGCCATGCTGTTTGTAAAAGTGAAAGTCCCCGTTATTGAATGGTGTCATCTTCTTCTTACCAGTCACAAACATCATGACCTTGTAGTACCCCTTCTTGCATCTCGTGTTTCCCTTGACGACGTAGACCTTTTTAGGATTGTCAGAAACGACGCGTTGTGGTAGATTTTTACAGTTCGTGTACGAATGATACCACTTAGAGCGACCACTTCTATCTCCCGGAACACTCTTCTGGTGACGATACTTTTCGTAATCACCGACAGCGTATGCGTAGCAGTTGTTGTTACCTATACCAATCGACGTTCCCCAGTACTTATTCGTAAAGGTGGGTTCAGAACCGCTCAATGGCGGCTGACGACGGCTCATTTATATTATGTTCCTATATTATAAATGATCCTTGATATTGCCGCCACAAAGAAGACCGAAGACCGCGTGAAGCTCATGATACTGTATACAGTCATCATCCTCATCAGCACCTTCCTTCTTCGATTTCTCTGGAACGAGTCCCTGGTAAAGCACATCACCGTACTCAAACCTATCAAGTCTCTACTTGACGCTTTTCTTCTTTCGGTCGCTCTGATGGTACTCCGTGGTTGTTAAACCTCCTTGTAGCCAACATGCTTCTCACCATTGGGAGCAACAATCGTAGGGAACGCGTCGACATCTTCGCAGTTACCCTTGTCACAGTCAACAAATGTGAAAGGCTTTTTGACCTTCTTCATATGTTCAAGCTGTTTCCGAGTCCAACCACACCCCATGGTCCCGAAAATAGTCCACCCCTTTTCCCCGGGAGCTACAGCCTGGGTAGTACCAGTCTTCATTAGAATGTAGGCATTGACGAGAATGAGAACAGCGAACGCGATCATAATTATAGTATACGCAGATATTAAAATGTCTTCAACTGTGTTGTCTATGGGAAACAAAAACGTGACGCTCAAATACACCAGGAAAATGCCCCGTGGTGAAGTTGAGCGGATGAAATCGTTCGTCACCAAAGGGGGTGAGAAACTTGTCAAGACTCCGAAGTTTAAGGTACTGTCTATGATCGACGAGGGTACGAAGCGGATCTTCAAGGTCGTGCTCTAACGATACCAGGGCGTTTTTTGGGTTTCGCTTTACCCGCCTTGAGAATTGCGATTGCCCTCGCTTTAGCCGCATCCTTGTTCACTGGTGTTATTGGTTTGCGTGTTTTGATTTTAATGGCAGGTCTAGGCTTGGTCACGGGGATCATCACCGTTTCACCAGTGAAGAAAGGTTTGGACAAAACCTTCTCGAAGCTTAGATTCACAGTTTTGTTACCCCTCAATCGATAGTTCTGGACAACATTCGACCTATTCATGAGATAGTCTTTGGGTAAGAGGTTTTCAATGAAGGTCTTCACGGTGCGTTCGGTCGTTGTCCGTGGCTGACGGAGTAGCTGATTGATCGAGTTCAGGAAAAAGTGTAGGTCGTAATGCTTGTCAGACTTTCTCGAGATACCGATGTTCTTGTAGTTGTTGGCATTGATGAGAGGATTCTTAATTCTCGGGAAGACTGAAAATCCAAAATCAATTATGACAGCTTCAAACCCTGCATTTGAAATCGTAGACCCCATGATTTTCATATCCTTCACGGGAACTGGCCGAACAAGAATATTTCCACCGTGGAGATCGTGATGACGGAAGCCGGGATATTTCTTCTGGATACGGTAGAGATTATAGATTACCTGGGCCATGACAGATTTTATAGCCGAAAGACTGGGTTGCGTAGCCATCCATTCCCTAAATTCTTTACCGTTCACATATTCGGAATAGAGGATGTCCTTATTGTCACACGTCTTATAGAGGTACATCTTGGGAACTCCGAAGCCCTCCAACTTTTTCGCGATGGTAAATTCCATCTTCGGACTGATTTCATCGAGTGCCGCCTTAAACTTTGCCAATGGTTGACTGTTCGTCTTTTCACTCAGCGAAGGAGTCCTGATTTCCTTGTAGACGATGTACTTTTTACAGTCATCATCAACACACCCACGATACA